CCTGAGTGAGGCAATAAATATCCATAGGTGATGCTTATGGATTATGTCTCATTTGATCATAACAAAAAAGAACGAAGTATATTTAACTATTAAGGCAGATCCTCATGTCTACTATGAACTGGCGGACCAGTTCACGTTTGAGGTTCCTGGCGCTAAGTTTATGCCGCAGTATCGTAGCAAGTACTGGGACGGCAAAATAAGACTTTTTAATACACAGACCGGTGAAGTTTATGTAGGTCTGTTAGACAAGATTATTCAATTCTGTAAGGATCACGAATATACTTACGAATTCGCAGATAATAAATTTTACGGATTACCTTTTGAGGTCAATAAAATGATCTCTAATGAGGGCGTAAAAGACTACATGAAATCTATTTGTAAGTATTCACCCCGTGACTACCAAATAGAAGGTGTTTACGACGCTCTAAGGCATAATAGAAGGCTGTTGATATCCCCAACTGCTTCTGGAAAGTCTCTGATGATATATTCGATTGTGAGATATCACGTTGAGCGCGGACAAAATACTCTGATAGTTGTGCCGACGACTTCCCTAGTAGAACAGATGTATAAAGACTTTGCAGACTATGGTTGGGATGTGGGTTCATTTTGTCACAAAATTTATGCGGGTAGAGAGAGGGAAACAGATTCCCAAGTGATCATTACCACATGGCAGTCCATCTACAAACTTCCGCGTAAATATTTTTCTAGATTTAATGTGGTTATTGGAGATGAAGCACACCAGTTCAAGAGTAAGTCATTAATATCTATAATGACTAAACTTGCTGATGCTAAGTATCGTTATGGATTTACAGGTACTTTAGATGGTACACAGACACATAAGTGGGTGTTAGAAGGTCTTTTTGGTCCCTCATATAAAATCATCAGGACAGAAGAACTGATGAAAAAAGGTCATATTGCTAAATTAGATATTAATGTTCTTCTACTGAAGCATCCATCACATAAGTTTGAAAACTTTGAGGAGGAAGTTCAGTATATTATCAATCATGAAAAACGAAACAATTTTATTCGCAACCTTGCCCTTGATCTTAAAGGCAATACACTTATTTTGTTTTCTAGAGTTGAGGGGCACGGACAACCATTATTTGAATTAATAAATAACCATAGGATTGATAATCGTCATGTGTTTTTTGTCCATGGCGGTGTTGCTACTGAAGACCGAGAAAAAGTAAGAACAATCACAGAATCTGAAAATGATGCGATTATCATTGCATCATATGGAACATTCTCTACCGGAATTAACATTAAAAATCTACACAATGTCATTTTTGCTTCTCCATCAAAGTCAAGAATCAGAAATCTTCAATCAATTGGTAGAGTACTCAGAAAAGGAAACAACAAAACCAAGGCAACACTATATGATATCGCTGACGACATATCCTACAAATCCAGGAAAAATTATACACTTAACCATCTGATAGAAAGAATCAAAATCTATAACGAAGAAAACTTTAATTATGAAATTATAAACATACCGCTTAAAAAATGATGGGAGAAGAGTTCTACGCAATTGTAAAATTAGTATCTGGCGAAGAAGTTCTATCGCTAGTCTCTGTTGATGAAAATGATGGAGACCCTGTTCTTATTCTTCAACAACCTGTAATTATAAAAATGGTTAATAATGTATCAGGTGCTTATGTCAAGGTAAAACCATGGATGGAATTATCTAATGATAAACTTTTTATTCTTAAACCTGATAAAATTATGACTATGACTGAAACAGAAGATGCTTATTTAATTTCAATATATAACAACTACATCACAGATGAAGATGATGAGGACTCTACTGAAGATCCCTTAGGTTCAATTAATGGATTTTCTAAATTAGATACTAAAATGGGATATATCTCTTCAGTAGAAGATGCTAGAAAACTTCTAGAGGATCTCTATAAACTAGAAGATACTAAAGAAAGCTAAAGCTGTCTCTTCAACCCTAACAAAGGTATTCTACACATGTTTTGAGGACTTGTCAAGTCTTTGTTTTGATGTTATAATAAAAACAACTTATACCTTACGATTAAGATGATTTATTATGGTAAAGAAAAAACCAGAGCATTATGTAAATAATAAAGAACTTCTGGAGGCAATGATTGTTTACCGCACTAAAGTGGAAGCATCATACTTGAAGAACTTCGGTAAAGATCTCACTGAGCAACCAAAAGAAGAGAGAGCAAAGAGATGGGTAGGTAAACCACCTATCCCCAATTATCTTGGAGAATGCTTTTTGAAGATCGCAACTCACCTTTCTTATAAACCAAACTTCGTTAACTATATGTTCCGTGAGGACATGATCTCTGATGGAATCGAAAATTGCGTTCAGTACATTCATAATTTTGATCCTGCGAAATCCAAAAATCCTTTTGCTTACTTTACGCAGATCATTCATTATGCGTTTCTCCGCAGAATTCAGAAAGAGAAAAAACAGTTAGACATTAAGACTAAAATCATTGAAAAGACTGGATTTGATGAAGTTATGATGGTTGACGATAGCTTGCTTTCTGGGCATAGTTCAGACTATAATAGTATCAAGGACGCTATCCAATACAAGAATCGATGAAGGTTGCTATCATTACGGATACTCACTATGGTGCCAGGAAGTCCTCTAGGCATCTTCATGAGTATTTTGAGAAGTTCTACCACGATGTATTCTTTCCCACGCTAGAGGAGGAAAACATCGATACTGTTATTCATTTGGGTGATGCATTTGATAATCGTAAAGGTATAGATTTCTGGGGATTAGATTGGACTCGGAGAGTAGTCCTTGATCCCCTTAAAAAGTATGATGTTCATATGATTATTGGTAATCATGACATCTTCTTGCGTAATTCAAATGAACTTAACGCACCAGAACTTCTATTAAAAGATTATCCCAATATCACAACTTATAGTGAACCAATTGAAGTAAATATTGGAAATCTTGATATTTTATTTTTACCTTGGATTAATACTGAAAATGAAAAGAAAACTTTTGAACTTATTAAAAGTACAAATTGCAAGCACGCGATGGGGCACCTTGAGCTCAACGGATTTAAAGCTCATCGTGGACACACCATGGAGGATGGTATGGATTGCAAGTTATTTGAGAAGTTCTCCCATGTCTTCTCGGGGCACTACCATACTCGATCAGATGATGGAAGAATCTTCTATTTGGGAAATCCCTATGAAATGTTCTGGAACGATGTAAATGATACTCGTGGATTCCATATCTTTGATACTGAATCTCTAGAACTAACACCAGTTAATAATCCTTATAAGATGTTTTATAACATCTACTATGAGGATACTAATTACAAACTGTTTAATGCTAAAGAACTTGAAAACAAAATTGTCAAGGTAATTGTTCGTAAGAAGTCAGACCCTAAACAGTTTGAGAAGTTTATTGATAAAATTTATTCTATTGGTGTTCAGGATCTTAAAATTGTAGAAAACTTTACTATCACAGAGTCTGAAGATTTTGAAGTTGGTGAAGAGGAAAACACAATATCAATCTTAAATAGATATATTGATGAGTCTGATTTCGAATACGATAAGAACATCGTAAAAAACTTATTTCATGATCTTTATCGACAGTCCTGCGAAGTAGAATAGATGTATCTTCTAACTCTGAAAGATAGAGCAGAAAGCGGTGCTCACGCAGTGCATAATAAGTATGGACAAAAAGTTCTGTTTTTATTTCAGGAAGAGGATGATGCTGAACGTTATGCTATGATGCTAGAACTTGAGAATGAATCTGAAGACCAAATGGAAGTGGTCGAAGTTGATGATGAACTTGCTATTAAAGCATGTATGGTCTATAATTACAAGTATACGATTATAACACCAAACGATATTGTGATTCCCCCTAAAGAATGATCTTATTTAAAACTATTCGTTGGAAAAATTTCTTAAGCACTGGAAATCATTGGACTGAAATTGATCTTCAAAAGCATTCAACTAATCTAATCGTAGGCACTAATGGTGCTGGTAAATCTACGATGTTGGATGCACTTACCTTTGGATTGTTTAACAAACCATTTCGTAAGATTAATAAACCTCAATTGGTCAATACCACCAATGAAAAAGATTGTGTGGTCGAAATCGAATTTCAGGTCAATAGTAGAAATTATCTTGTTCGGCGTGGAATCAAACCAAATGTCTTTGACATTGAGATGAATGGTGAGATGCTGCATAGGCAAGCAGATGATCGTTCCAATCAAAAGATATTAGAAGAAAATATTCTCAAGGTAAATTATAAATCTTTTACTCAGATTGTTATCTTGGGTAGCAGCACCTTTGTGCCTTTCATGCAACTGACGACTGCGAATCGTCGTGAGGTTATTGAGGATTTGTTGGATATTCGTATCTTCTCCGCTATGAATAATATTCTCAAGGAGAAGATGAGAACTCAGAAAGATCAAATCAAATCACTGGATTTGAAGAAGGATACTCTAAAAGATAAGATGAAGATGCAGAAGAACTTCATCGAAGAATTGGAAAGTCTTGGTAAAACAAATATTGATAGTAATACCCAGAAGATTGATGGGTTGATGAAGGAAGTCGAAGTGTATATTCGGGAAAATTCTGCTCTTGAAGAAGATGTTTTTAAGTACACTAAGGAGCAAGAATATGTTACTGGTGCTGGTGATAAGTTAGTGAAGCTTAACAATCTAAGAGGTAAAATATCTCAAAAAGTAGGAACGATTACCAAAGAGCATAAGTTTTTCACAGAAAATACGGTATGCCCTACTTGCACACAGGATATTGAAGAGTCTTTTCGGTTAAATAAAATTGAGGAGGCGCAAAATAAGGCAAAGGAACTTAAAAATGGTTATGAAGAACTTGAGCAAACCATTAAGTCAGAACAAGAACGAGAGCGTCAATTCAATGCACTTTCTAAGGAGATCACGAAACTAACGCATGGCATTTCTCAAAATCATACTCGAATCTCTCTCAACCAACGACAGATCCGAGATCTTGAACAGGAAATTCAAACTATTACCAGTCAGTTACAAAACCGAAATACTGAACATGAGAAATTAGACGAATTTTCCGAGAAACTTCAACATACTTTTGAAGAGCTCTCCAAGAAAAAGGAAGAGATTCTGTATTTTGAATTTGCGTATTCGTTACTCAAAGACGATGGTGTAAAGACAAAAATTATCAAGAAGTATCTTCCTTTTATTAATCAGCAGGTCAATCGCTATCTGCAGATGATGGACTTTTACATTAACTTCAAACTTGATGGGGAGTTTAATGAAACTATAGAATCACCTATTCACGAAGACTTTTCATATAGTTCTTTTAGTGAAGGTGAAAAAATGAGAATTGACCTAGCATTATTGTTCACCTGGAGAGAAGTTGCTAGAGTTAGAAACTCAGTTAATACAAATCTGTTGGTGATGGATGAGGTATTTGATTCATCCCTTGATGGATTTGGAACAGAAGAATTTTTAAAGATCATTAAATTTATCATTAAGGATGCAAACATCTTTGTTATTTCTCACAAAGATTCCTTACATGATAAGTTTGAAAGTGTACTTAAGTTTGACAAAGTAAAAGGCTTTAGTAGAATGGTCTAAATACAGTTGCTAGTAAACCTGATATTTACATGATGGACTACAAACCATATTCACCCGAATGGCATCGAAAGAGATACTTAAAAGAAGCACTTGATAAGTATTTCGATGATTACGTTGAAAATACTACGATTTACGCTGATATCATTGATATACTCACCCAACGAGCAGAATCTGCATATCAAGAGTTCTCAAAGTTGAATGAGTTGGAATCTATGTTACATTCCAAGTAGTTTAAGGTCAAATATGCTATCGACACAGTATAGACTCCGTTTGGAGTTTATTTGCAAAAAAATTGCAAATGGGGAAGAAGTCAAACT